CGCGGTTGACTCAACAACAATCGCCGTGCCACCAATGCCGTTGATTTGGTACAGAACGTTATTTTTGATGCGCACCGAGAACAGCGATTCCAGCGTGGCTTGGTCAAGGTAATTTTCAGCGTCAGATTCGTTAGTGCGCTGGATTTGGAATCTGTACCTTGCGTAACCGTATGCAGGAGTAACCTTTCTGGTGAAATACTTTTGGTCGGCTGAATCGCCTGAATGCGTAAATGTCTCATCTTGGCGGGAGCCTGAAATCTCATCGCCATTAGAATCAATAGCCCACCATTCCGCTTTGAATTCAGCAGAGCCTTTCAGCCCGCGAACAAATGTCACGTTGTACCAAATTTGCTCAGCATCAACCGGCATGGTGAACGGGCCTACGGTTATGCTCTCCAATGTCTCCATGGATACATCTCCGGTAAGTGTTGCGCCGAAGAATGGCCCAGTGCCACCAGTGCTGACAATAAACTGGTACTTGTTTATAGTATCTGGAAGAACTGGTGGTATAACAGTTATCGAAAGTATTTGTCCTGTTGTGTCAACGGTGGATGTGCCGCTAAATGGGTTAGTATATTTGTATGTTATTTTTGTGTTTGTGTTTCCCGCAACGAAATCGTTATATAGAGCAATGACGTTTGCTGTTTCGCTTACAGTGAAATCTATATCTCCACCGCTATCTATCTCACCAACTATCACCGGCTCTGTGAAAGATATCCCAGTCCCTATGCCCTCGTTCACACCAACGATGATGTTGTTATCAACAGCGGCGTTTGCGAACTGCTCGATGACAGTGGGGATTGGAACATTGTCATAAACGAAGTGCTGGCTGTTGGTATAGTCGCCGATGTCGGTGTCAGCATATCGCACATCTGAAACCTCGGCAGACCCACGGGTAATCCAGAAGTAATGTTTAAGCGTGCGGTCGTTGTTGACGTATTCCACCACAGCTGGAGAAACTATGTCAGGGTATGCCCGCACTCGCCCGAATATGTCAGGCTGCGCCTGATACGCGCGCGGCGCGTTTGTCTGGCCGCTGAATGAGTTGTTTGAGCTTTTGCTGCTGGTTTCGTCGTAGCCAAATGATGGTTGAAGGAAGAATGACAGCGCCACCGACGCAGCAGCCGCAACCGCAACTAGCGCGATGGTGAGTGGGTCAAGGCCTAGCGGCCTATTGCGCATGATAAGCCGGTCGCATGGCAGCGGGAAGGCGTCAAGGTTTAGCGCATCCGTGGCGATCACCTTGTCGTTAAGCATCAACTCCCAATCGCGAGCGTCCAAGCCTGATGGAAACAGCGCGAATAGGTTATCGCCCCACGTTTTGGCATGGTCGATTTTGTGGCGCTCGAATGACGCCATCGCAGGATCGTGACAGACCAGAATCATTTCAGGAGCTCCCGATGTATGAAGAATCGCATATCGCGGTACATTCTTTGCATGGATTCGATTCTATCACGCCTACAGAAGGCTAGCTTGCGCTCCCTGCCGCCAGACGAGTGCAGCACTCGACCGTTAGAGATAACGCCACAGTGTCTCGGTGATTCATCGACGTATGCCATGAACACCACGCCATCCTCGTCAGGTGAGAATGTTTCAACCCAATCGCCGGTTGCTAGCTGTTCTGCTATGCCTGCCTCAATGCGCCCGACGTGCTCTTCGTGGTGGTCATTCTCCAGCTCAATGCCGTGAACGTGCCGATAGTAAAGCACCACGACGCCCCAGCAGTCTGCGCCGGAGAATGTGGAAGACCCCTCAACCCAAGGGCACTCCATAATTTTTGTTGTGAAGTCTTGCAGGTCCATATGAAATCTCGATTGCGTGTTTTTGTTATGATAACGCAATAATGTAGTTGACAGGTATTGTGGATGGTTGATATCTTTAGTTTACAAATCAGGAGGAGCGTAGTGATGCAGACAATTGAAGAATTAAATGAGCGAATAGAGAGCTTAGAACTAACCCAATTTAATGACTTTGTGATAATCGCCCAAACGTTAGACGCGCTTATTAGCCTGAGAGCAAGTGTTAGCTGCATTGCTACTTCCGCTATTGAGTCGCAAGAAGTTCGCCTAGTTGAAATCGGAAATAGGATTCTAAAGGAAATTGAAAAATCCGATAAAATCAAAGAGTCACATCCTACCGAGCTTGTAGCTGACGGCGTGCGAACGCTAGATGATTACAGGAGAACACCAGCGTTCAGATAATAAAAAGGGCCAATCAGGCCCTTTCTTACACCTGCTGCAACTGCAATCCCGTGAAGATCGAAACGTCGTACAATATTGACACCGGACGAATCATCGGGTTATCGTCTGATAGCGTCAACGTCACCGACTCCTGATTCATCGAAATCCCAGACTCATCAATATACAAGTCGTACTGCTTCTGCGGCACATTGCGATCACTATCGCGCCATGTGCAGATTGTCGCGCTGAATGGCTTCAATCGGCCTGAGTCTGACACCTGACGCCACAGCCTAGTAACCGCATCGCCAATCACGGCGCGTGGAAACGTGGCGCTTGCTGTGTTCTTCAAGTCCTCGCCATTCTCTGGCTCTTTCATCTGCATTGGTGCTGGCAGGTAAACCTCGCCTCCGAATGTTTGCTCTTTGAACGTGTTCGCCACTATGCGCACCGCATCCGTGTAATCTGGATGCGATACCTTTAGCGTCTGCCATTCTTGCTCTGGGTTCTTCTGCACCCAGAATTGTCTTTGTGCGTTTGTCGTCATGCTGGCACCAATGTATTCAAAGCCAAATCCCACTCGCCGCGATACTGCCAGAACGGAGACGCAACGAAATCCCAGTTATTCTCAATGCCTTCCGGGTACGCCAGAGAAGATGCGAACACTGTTCCGGTGTACGTGTGGACGCTTCCTTCCTGTGAATGGTCTAGGATGGTATCACCTTGCGCTGCGTAGAATCGCACCTCTTGGTTTGCTAGGCCGAACTCTGTGCGCATGGGCACAGTGAACGGCAAGCGACCTTCTTGAAGCGCACCCTTGAACCACCCAGTGAACCGTTGCGCATCGACTTGCCGGAAGCGAAACGTCACATTGAAAAACACAGGGTTATCTGCGCTGGTGTTTTTAACATAACCAGACCCGCTTCTTGGTTCGTATATTAGGAAACTAGCTCCTTGGGTTCTGGACTTACTCATCATTACCGAGCTTAACCCAAATGGGTATGGAATTACTGTCATTGCGGAACCCTCTGCCGTGTTTGTTTATGATACACCACCATTGACTGTAAATCAGCGTGATTGTATAGTGAATGTGCAGCTAGACCGGCCAGTCGAAGAGGTGAATCGTGACACCCTGCTGCAATCCCTCCCACGACACCAATACGAAGGTGAATCAATGACAGCAAAAATACCAGAAGAAGTACGCATCAAACAAATCAATGCAATGCCAAACATAGAGTTTTTGTCTTGGGTTGATGGCCACAAAAACAACAAATCAAAGGCAAAAGTAATATGTGCGGTTGATGGTTTTGAATGGAGTGCCAGTGTTCACGAGCTAGTCAATGGTGGTAGTGGATGCCCAATCTGCGCAGGAAATAGGAGATTTACAGAAGAGGAAAGGATTGAACAGATAAACAAAACTGATAATTTAGAGTTTGTTTGCTGGGCTGACTCTTACAAAAACTCGCATTCAAAAGCCATTGTTCGATGCAAGATTGATGGATTTGAGTGGGGCGCTAAAATATACAGCATAATTAACAATGGAAAGGGCTGCCCTCAATGTGGAAGAAAGAGAAGATGGACAGCTGAAGAAAGAATTGATCAAATAAATAGCATTGAGAATATTGAATTTGTTTCTTGGGTTGATTCTTATAGGCGCACCAAATCAAAAGCCAAGGTAAGATGTGTTATTGATAACTTCGAATGGAGCGTTGAGGTTAATAGCATTGTTAATTGTGGCAGGGGCTGCCCTAAATGCGCAAAGTACGGATTTCAGCTGGATAAGACTGGCTATCTTTATGCCCTTAGAAGTGAATGCGGAACAATGATTAAGATAGGAATAAGTAACAAACCAAAACAACGCCATAGGCAGATCGAACTTGCCACGCCATTCAAATTCAATCTTATAGAGCAAATTTCTGGTGATGGCGTTAAGATTGCCGAGCTGGAGAAGTACTTCCACAACAAGTACGAAAGCGCCGGGTTTTCAGGATTTAGTGGTTGCACAGAGTGGCTAGTCTGCACTGATGAGCTACTTAAAGAAATTAGAGAAATGGGCCGTTAAGGCCCATTTTTTATCCAAGCCTAGAATATGCTCCAGCTTGCTTCATGGCCTGCCCCACCTTACCAGTTCGCGTGTTCATCTGATTAGCCACAGCCGTAATGGCAAGCTCAACAGTGCGAGTCTCTGGGTCGTATGACTGCTGGGTTTGCACCATGTCGCTTGCTTGGTTGGTGATGTTGAACGTCACGCCACCACTAGCACCATCCATCGGCGTAACCTGCCCGCGCGAGCCTGGAATCATGTAATTGCTACCACCCACAGAAAGCAACTCAGGCGCGTTACCCTCACCAACGCGATACATCGAGCCAGGATTCACTGGGCCGCCGAATTGGCGACCGCCAGCAAGCGCCAATCCTGACGACATCGCTACTGTTGATGCAATACCAGCCTGAGCGGGTGCCGCGTTAGCGCCGAACGATGCAAGAGATGCCATTGCGGCTGCTGGGGCATAAGCCGCAGCCATTGCAGACCCTGTGGTAGCTGCAATTGCAACCTGAGCAGCAGATGCAGATGCGGCCATAGTCTGCTGCAACAGCTGCTGCTTGACGTACTCAATACCCATACCAACAAGCGCACCAACGGCCTGATTCAGGATGATGTTGGCAAAGTTCTGCATCGCCTCTGTAGCGCTCATGGTGCCAGACAGCAAGCCGGATATAGTGCTTGTTGATGCCTGACCAAGCGCGTTAACAGAGTCCATAATGAACGCATTTCCGTCGCTTTGTGCGCGATATAGCTCCTCTGCTGCGGCTAGGCGCTTTTGTTCGT